ATGGACAACGACAAAATTGATCAACACAGCGACGAAATTGAAGTTGAGAGCGAAGAAAAAGAGCGCGGCAAAAAAATAGAAATAGATGAAGACCGACTCCCCTCCCGGGCGATGGCAATTCATGAGCATATCCGCCAGGATGGTGAAAAAGAGCTGGAACGCGACGCAATGGCGCTACTGTGGTCAGCCATTGCGGCGGGTCTGTCGATGGGCGCTTCGTTACTGGCAAAAGGGATATTTCAAGTCGAACTGGAAGGTGTGCCGGGCAGCTTCTTGCTGGAGAATCTCGGTTATACCTTTGGTTTTATTATCGTCATTATGGCCCGCCAGCAATTATTTACCGAAAATACCGTGACTGCGGTACTACCCGTCATGCAAAAACCGACAATGAGCAACGTCGGCTTACTTATACGGTTATGGGGCGTCGTGCTGCTGGGTAATATTCTCGGGACAGGTATTGCGGCGTGGGCATTTGAATATATGCCTATCTTCAATGAAGAAACTCGCGATGCATTTGTCAAAATCGGCATGGATGTGATGAAGAACACCCCCAGCGAGATGTTTGCCAACGCGATCATTTCCGGCTGGCTGATCGCCACTATGGTTTGGATGTTTCCTGCAGCGGGTGCGGCAAAGATTGTGGTGATTATATTGATGACCTGGCTTATTGCCCTGGGTGACACCACCCATATCGTGGTCGGTTCTGTTGAAATCCTCTATCTGGTGTTTAACGGTACGCTGCACTGGAGCGATTTCATCTGGCCCTTCGCACTACCTACTTTAGCGGGGAACATCTGCGGCGGCACCTTTATCTTCGCGTTAATGAGTCATGCACAGATTCGTAACGACATGAGCAATAAGCGTAAAGCAGAAGCACGCCAAAAAGCAGAACGTGCGGAAAACATTAAGAAAAATTATAAAAACCCGGCATAAATGGCGAGGGTTTAAGCAATCGAGCGGCAGCGTACTTACCCCGCACTCCATTAGCGGGTATACTCATGCCGCATTGTCCTCTTAGTTAAATGGATATAACGAGCCCCTCCTAAGGGCTAATTGCAGGTTCGATTCCTGCAGGGGACACCATTTATCAGTTCGCTCCCATCCGTACCAGTCCGCAAAATCCCCTGAATATCAAGCCTTCCGTAGATTCACAGTTCGTAATGGTTCGCGTCAGATCGTTGACAGCCGCACTCCATGACGGGTAAAAAGTGGATAAAATAATTTTACCCACCGGATTTTTACCCATGCTCACCGTTAAGCAGATTGAAGCAGCAAAGCCGAAAGAAAAACCATACCGCCTACTCGATGGTAATGGCCTGTACCTTTATGTCCCTGTGTCAGGGAAAAAGGTATGGCAGCTTCGCTACAAGATTGACGGTAAGGAGAAAATCCTGACCGTAGGAAAATATCCGCTAATGACTTTGCAGGAGGCAAGAGATAAAGCATGGACCGCGAGGAAAGACATCTCGGTTGGCATCGATCCGGTAAAAGCGAAAAAGGCTTCGTCTAACAACAATTCCTTTAGTGCGATTTACAAGGAATGGTACGAGCACAAGAAGCAAGTCTGGTCAGTAGGCTATGCAACTGAACTTGCAAAAATGTTTGATGACGACATTTTACCCATCATCGGCGGCCTTGAAATTCAGGATATTGAGCCGATGCAACTGTTGGAAGTAATCCGCAGATTTGAAGATCGCGGCGCAATGGAGCGAGCCAACAAAGCACGCAGAAGATGCGGCGAGGTTTTCCGTTACGCTATTGTCACCGGAAGGGCTAAATATAACCCGGCACCTGACCTTGCTGACGCCATGAAGGGATACCGCAAGAAGAACTTCCCGTTTCTTCCTGCAGACCAGATCCCGGAATTCAACAAAGCACTGGCAACATTTTCAGGAAGTATCGTATCGCTCATTGCGACCAAAGTTTTACGCTACACAGCCCTCAGAACAAAAGAGCTTCGTTCCATGCTATGGAAGAACGTCGATTTTGAAAACAGGATTATCACCATCGACGCCAATGTGATGAAGGGACGCAAAATTCATGTTGTTCCTATGTCAGACCAGGTGGTTGAGCTTCTCACTACGCTAAGCTCCATCACTAAACCAGTCTCAGAGTTTGTTTTTGCCGGGCGCAACGATAAGAAGAAGCCAATCTGCGAGAACGCGGTATTGCTTGTGATCAAACAAATCGGCTATGAAGGTCTGGAAAGCGGTCACGGATTCAGGCATGAATTCAGCACGATTATGAACGAGCACGAATGGCCTGCCGACGCCATTGAAGTGCAACTGGCACATGCCAACGGCGGATCTGTGCGTGGAATTTACAATCATGCTCAGTATCTCGATAAGCGCAGAGAAATGATGCAATGGTGGGCGGACTGGCTTGATGAAAAGGTAGAGTGAGCGGCCTTAAACTATCGAATAGCACAAAGCCTTGCAATACAGTGCAAAGCCTTGTGTGTCTCAGTTTTGTCCTGTGTGCCAGATATTGAATGGCCTACGCCTCCGGCAGTTCAGGCCAGATGATATCCGGCGCGGTGCTGGTATCTGTTACCGTCACCGCGTCAATGTAATCCAGCACGGCGTTAAGTCGGGTTGTTTCTGCCTGCGTCAGTTTCCGTCCGGCCTGCAATTTCAGTTGAATCAGACTAATGGAAGCCATTGCAGTATCAATCAGTGACTGACGTTGTGCTTCTGCCGCGTCTACTGCGGCGCTATGCTGTGCCTCGGTATCCGTCACCCATTTCTCACCATCCCATTTATCGTATGGCGTTAACGGTGAAAGCGTGACATAACCGTCTTTGATGGCACCGATATAATACACTGTAACAGCTGCGCCATTTTCTGTTGAGTAAACAGTCTCATTGCGATGGTCTTCTTCATGGCTCCATCCCTTACCCGTAAATACTGCCACTTTCCCCGGAATGTTTTCGCCCGGGTCAATACCAGTGGAACAGGCGGGCATACTTACGCCAGTATTAATATATTCATCAGACCAGCCCGTATACTCAGATGTTTCAGCATCATAATAAAAACAACGCATATCGCCCGGCACTGTAGCCAGCCCATTTTCATCAAAAACAGGTTTCATTATTTAGCCCTCACCAGAAAGTTAAATGCAATATTTCGCGGTCTGACAGCAACAAAATTCACACCATCACCCACAGAGTTACCGGTGAAATTAAATCGTGAAAATCCTGGCTGATTTCCGGCGATGCCATCATGAAAGTTAATTGCGTGTCCCGCACCTAAGCCTACATTCCCGGCAAAATGAGAAAAGTTTGTAGCTTCCTGCCAGCTTAATAATTCGCGACCACCATCTGCACCTCGCCCGTCATCCCAGATACGAATGAAATCACCGCGGGCTTCAGGTAATACCAGCGAAGGAAACACTTTCGCCAGCACAGGGTAATCAGAGGCAGAAAATTTCGCCCCGTTGAACTTCAAAAACACCATACTGGACCAGCTGTCGATTACAGTATTTGGCATTGCAGCGGACGGCCAGAAGAACGGAACGCCAATAGCTGGAGCACCTTCTCCCAAACCAAGGTAATCAAGAACTCCCTGAGTGCTGGTTTTGCCAAGAATGGCACGTCCAACACTTGTCAATGCAGTTAACGCGGCACGATCAACACCTGTGAAATAAGGGAGTTTATCTGCTGCTGTAGCTAGTGCCGCTAGAGCAGTGAGCGTAGCGTCTGCCGCTTGCTTTCCATTAGCCAAATCATATGCAGCCTTGACAGCTTTCGGTGTGGCGGCCAGCACTTCGGACGTGCTATTGGTAGCACTACTGAGCTGAACTATCCCCTTTTTCGTCGTGCTCGCATCCTCAAGCGCCACGGCGGATGCAATATCCTCTGCCCGTTTTGCCGCTGTCTCAGCGCGCGTTGCTGCAGATTCCGCCGTACTTTTGCTCTGAGCTGCTGCCGTCGCACTGCCAGCTGCCTCTGTCGCCTTCGTGGATGCCGTCGTGGCGCTACCCTTCGCTGCTGACGCCTGTCTGGTCGCCTCATCTTTTGAAGCAGACGCCGATGAGGCCGATGACGCCGCCGAACTGGCGGACGATGCGGCAGCCGTTTTTGAGGATTCTGCACGGGTTTCCGACGCTTTCGCGTTCGTTTCGGATGTCTTCGCTGCGGAAGCAGACCTCGCTGCTGCGCTGGCCTGTTCAGTGGCTTCGCCAGCCTTCGTTGTGGCTGTTGAAGCGGATGATGCGGCGCTTTCTGCCGATTTTCCGGCAGCGGTGGCACTGGCTGAGGCCTGCCCGGCACTTGTTGACGCAGCACTGGCAGACGACGCAGCCGCTGTTTTTGAACCTGCCGCAGCTGAGGCGCTCTGTCCCGCTGCTGTTTCAGAAGACCTGGCGTTCGTCTCGGACGTCTTTGCCGCCTTCGCGGAATTTCCTGCCGCCGTTGCCGAGGAAGCGGCACTACTGGCGCTTGATGATGCGTTCGTTTCTGATGATTTCGCTGCCTCTTTTGAGGCCGCCGCATCCCGGGCTGAGGTGGCAGCTTCTGACGCCTTTGTGGTCGCGGCGGATGCAGAAGTGGCTGCAGATTTTTGTGACGCTGCCGCATTCGTTTCTGACGTTTTCGCGGCACTGGCAGATGATGCAGCCGCTGTTTTTGAGCCTGCCGCAGCTGAGGCACTCTGTCCCGCTGCTGTTTCAGAAGACCTGGCGTTCGTCTCGGACGTCTTTGCCGCCTTCGCGGAATTTCCTGCCGCCGTTGCCGAGGAAGCGGCACTACTGGCGCTTGATGATGCGTTCGTTTCTGATGATTTCGCTGCCTCTTTTGAGGCCGCCGCATCCCGGGCTGAGGTGGCAGCTTCTGACGCCTTTGTGGTCGCGGCGGATGCAGAAGTGGCTGCAGATTTTTGTGACGCTGCCGCATTCGTTTCTGACGTTTTCGCGGCACTGGCACTGGTAGCTGCCGCGCTTTTTGAGGACTCTGCAGCGGCAGCACTTTTTGATGCTTCAGTGGCCTTTGTTGATGCCGTTCCTGCGCTGGAAGTCGCTGACTGAGCCGACGACGCGGCCTGTCCGGCTGACGTGCTGGCTGCGCGTGCTGAGCCTGCAGCATCAGTCGCATGGGTTGCCGCCTCACGGGCTGATGTGCTGGCATCACTGGCTGACTTCTTCGCGGCTGCCGTGTTCTGTGCCACCACGGACGCGTTACGCGCCACCTCTTCCACCATCAGCTCAAAACGGCGCAGTGCCTCCGGACGGGCATCATCCTCCGTCATGGCACCGAGAAAATCATTCAGCGTACCGGGTCGGGAATCTTCATACACGGTAATGGTCCCGGCATGTGATGGCGGGAATCCCTCCACCAACAGACTGACGCTGTACTGACCATACTCGACGTCCATTGTGTAACGCCCGGCTTCATCCGGGTTTTCTGAGGCCACTGTGTTCACCACCACCGTGGTGCTGTTGCGCCTGGCCTTTAGCTGAATGGTGCAGTTTTGTATCGGCTTACCTGCGCCATCTTTCAGTACACCTGAAATCTTTACTGCCATATTCACCCCACAAAAAAGCCCGCCTGAACCGGCGGGCTGTCATAACACTGTGTTACCTGGCTAATCAGAATTTATAACCGACACCCACGATGAAACCGTCAGTGCGCCAGTCACCACTGCCGGAGCCTTCATAAGCAATATCAATGGCCACGGATTCGGTCGGGTTAAACTGCACGCCAGCCCCCCACGCCAGAGACGTGTTGCTGTGGCGACCGTCATCACTTCCGGTCAGCACATCGTGCGTTTTCCCCTTGTTGTCAGTTACGCGGAGATAATCTCCGGAGAAAGTCGACACACGGCTGTAAGACACACCCGCCATCGCATACGCGCTGAACCATTCATTCACGCGCACAGACGGCCCCGCCATCACGCTGAACCAGCGGTTACGCACGGAATCTTCATGCCAGCGGGTATCGCTGTAACGGGTCAGCTGGCGATTCTTGTCTCCTGCATAGCTGAATGACGTCACCATCCCCAGTGTGTCCGTAAACTCATAACGGTATTTCACGTTAATCCCGTTCAGATTATCGCTGCCGGGAGCGTTCGTACGGGCATGAAGATACCCTGCGCTCAGTGTGGCCTGCTGCTCAGACGCCCATGCAGGCGCACCGGATACGGCCAGACAGATGGCTGCGGACAAAATGGCTGCACAAACTTTACGCATAATTACCTCTCGCTTTTCTGCAATAAAAAAGGCGCCATTTCTGGCGCCCGTATATGGGTTATAAAATTCAGCTGATACTGATGCCTGCGGTGGATTTTTTCATCACCACAACCAGCAGATCGCTGATACTGGTTGTTGGTGTCCAGTTATTCGCTCCTGATGAAGATACGGTGAATGTCAGTGTCAGCGTCCCCTGTCCGGCAGGCATATCTATAACTGAGGAAAATACGCCCTGAGCATCCGTCGTGGACTGATTAAAAATCTCCTGACCATTGCGGGTCACTCTTAACCGGCAGGTTGAATACCAGTATGACTGTTGGTTATTACTGTTGAAATTCTCATGCTTACCACCGCGGAATAACACTGGCGGTATCATGACCTGCCGGTCAAATTTCTGATCATCACTGATTCTTACCGTGATGGTGCCACTGGCATAACTGTTCGTGCGGGGGAAAGACTTGCTGACCGTTTTGACAATATCGCCTTCAATCTGATTGGCTGACAGTTTCCCCTTAATCTGACAGTTTTCATTAATCGTGACATTGTTGAGCGTCCCTGAATTTGCATTCACATTACCGCTGATATCCGCATTTTTAGCGGTCAGCTTTCCGTCCGGTGTCAGGGAAAATACCGGAGGATTACCGCCGCTGGTAATGGTGGGAGCCGTCAGGCGTTTCAGGAACACGTCGTTCATGAATATCTGATCGCCCTGCCCAACAAACATCGGCTTTGTGTTGCCATTCGCAGGATTAATCATCGCAATCCTGTCTGCCGCCAGCAGCACCTGACTCTGCATGCCGTCAGGGGTGTTCTCAATACCGGCACCAATACCCGCGATATAAAGGCGTCCGTCCTGCATCTGCTGCAGCTTCACAGCCCACATGCTGTTCAGGTTATTATTTGTATCAACCTGAACTTTCTGTATCTGCTGGATCGCTGCACTCTGGTCTTCCAGTTTCTTATTGACGGTCTGTGTGATTTCATTGCTGACATCCGTAATGGATGTCCTGATTTCAGCCAGGTCAGGCGCAAGCTGACCGTTATCAATCTGCGTCCACAGCTCCTGAGCCAGATGGGTTTTCCCTATCTCGCCTTTGAAAAAATCCAGATAGCCGGATGCATCATCACTCGGCTGACCAACAGCCTCCACGAATGCCGATTTGCCAACGGTGTTCACACTGCGAACGTAAAAATAATAATCATGGCCCGGTTTGATATTGATACTGGCGGCTATCCAGTACAGCGCCGTACCAAGATAGCGGGCTGTGGTTTCAACCTGCCTGATATCGGTAATCCGCTTTTCCGAGAACCAGAACTCAAACTGTACCGTCGGATCATAAACCGCAAGATGCGGCGTGGCGGTTATCTGAAAATACCCCGGCGTCAGCTCAATCCGCGACGGCGCTGCCGGGGCGGCAATCCGGAACGATACCGACGCCGGATCGCCCTGCTGTCCCCACGCATTTACCGCCCGGACTGTCAGCGTGTACCGCCCCAGCGCCAGTTGCGTGAAGCGGTATGTGGTTTCTGTCGTCCGGGCCGTGCTGACCAGCCGCTCACTGCCGTCGTCCGCTGCCACGGTCAGGCGAAGCATAAAGCTCACGCCCTTCACCACCTTCGGTGTGTCCCATCGCGCCAGCACCTGATATTCCCCGCTGTCTGCAGTGACTTCTGCGGTCAGGTGCTGCACCGCTGGCGGCGTGACACCATTCACCGTGCCACTCTGTTCGCCGTCAAAGTGCGCCCCGTTATCCACGATGGCCTCTTTTTCCGGCACATGCTGCACGGCGGTGATGGCATACGTGCCGTCGTCGTTCTCACGGATACTCACGCAGCGGAACAGGCGCTGGCGCAGCGTCGGCAGCTTAAGCCCCCACACGCTGTATTCAGCAACACCCTCAGGAACACGGCTCACTTTTACCTTCACGCCGTCGGTGACGGACTGAACCTCCACGCTGACCGGATTGCCACTTCCGTCAACCAGGCTTATCAGCGTGGTACCGGAGGATGGCAGCGTGATTTCACGGTCGAGCGTCAGCGTCCGGGTCTGGCTGTTCACCGCCAGCACACGACCACCGGTGCTGATACCGGCATAGTCATCATCGCAGATTTCAATAACATCGCCCGGTACATGGCGAAGCCCTTCTGCGCCGACGCTGAAATCCACGGTCTGCGTCTCCAGCAGCTCCGTTTTAATCAGCCACAGCCCGGCGCGGTGTGCCTGCCCCCGGCTGGTACAGCCAAAGGCATCCATCTTCGTAACATTACGACCGTAACGGGCAATGGCCTGCGTATCTTCAACAAGCTCTGTCGCCGTCTCCCAGCCGTTGTTCGGGTCAATCCAGTTCACCTCAACGGCATTATGGCGGTCCTTCAGGGCGCTGAAGCTGTAGCGGAACGGCGCGCCATCATCCGGCATCACCACATTACTGCGGTTATAGGTCCACACCTTATCTGATGGTCGGTCCTGCACGAACGTCAGCGTCTGCCCGTTCCATACCGGCATACAGCGCATCGCCGAGCAGAAATCACTGAGCACATCCCACGCCTTACGCTGCGTGGTCAGGTAGGCATTACAGGTGATGCGCGGCTCCGTGCCGCCAAAACCGTCCGGCACTGACTGGTCGCAGTACTGGCCGATGACATACAGCGCCCATTTATCCACATCCGCCGCACCAAGACGTTTCCCCATGCCGTAGCGCGGGTGGGTCAGCATATCCCACAGACACCAGGCCATGTTGTTGCTGTATGCTGGTTTTAACGTTCCGTCCCAGATACCGCTGTATTGTCGCGTCTGCGGGTTATAGTTCGACGGCACCTGCAGAATGCGCCCGCGAAGATGATAATTACGACTCACCTGCTGGCTGCCGAACTGCTCCGAGTCCACCTGTACGCCGACCAGTGCCGTGTTCGGGTAGCACTGTTTCACATCGATGATTTCGGTGTATGACGACCAGAGCGTTTTGTTCTGCAGCTGGTCTGTGGTGCTGTCCGGCGTCATCCTGCGCATCCGGATATTAAACGGGCGCGGCGGCAGGTTATCCACCACCACCGAGGCCAGATACTGCGAGGTGGTTTTGCCCTTAATGGTGATGTCTTTTTCCGTCACCCAGCCACCATTACGCTGTATCTGAACCAGCAGGCGAACTTCCGACGGATTCCGGTCCCCCTTTGAGGTGGTTTCCACCAGTGCCTGCACACCGAAGGTAAAGCGCAGTCGGTCGATGTTTGCCGACGTGATGGTGCGGGTGATCGGCGTGTCATATTTCACTTCCGTACCCAGCACCGTCTCGGAGCCGGAGGATTCAAACCCCTCCGGCGGAGTCTGCTCCTGCTCACCTGCCCGGAACACCACCGTGACACCGGAGATGTTGGTATTCCCCTCAGTGTCCAGCACCGGCGTACTGTTCAGCAGCACGCTTTTTAAGCCATCCACCGGACCTTCAATCGGGCCTTCACTAATGGCATCAATCACACTCAGCAACTGCGTTGATTTCAGGTTGTCCTTCGCTTCACGCGGGGTATGCCCCTTACTGCTGCCTTTACCCATTCCTCACGCTCCATAAACGACAAAACCGCCCGCAGGCGGTTTCACATAAAACATTTTGCATCAGCGACCAATCACCACAACCTGACCACCGTCCCCTTCGTCTGCCGTGCTGATCTCCTGAGAAACCACCCGCGACCCCACACGCATTTCACCGTACAGAACAGGCAGGACATTGCCCTGGGCAACCATGTTATCCAGTGAGGAGAAATAGGTGTTCTGTTTGCCGTTATCCGTTGTCTGTGTACGTGGAGTTTTGGGTTTAGGGGCCAGCATCTGTGCGACACCACCAAGCGTCATCGCTGCCCCCATAGAAAAGAGAATGTTACTGAAAGCGATACTGATTCCTGGCATCCAGATTGCCGTAGCAATCAGCGCCGCCCCCAGCACTGCCTGAAAAACACCACCACTTTTGGCACCCGCCAGACGCGGTACGATGTGGATCACGGCACCATTTGCCAGCGGCTCATTAAGACGGGCAGATAATTCGTTTTCGCCTGCATCACGCCCGGCAATCCGTACCTGATACCAGCCGTCGCTCAGTTTCTGACGAAACGCCGGGAGCTGTGTGGCCAGTGCGCGGATGGCTTCAGCCCCCGTTTTCACACGAAGGTCGATGCGGCGGCCAAATCGTTGCAAATCCCCGTAAAGGCAGATGCGCGCCATGCCCGGTGACGCCAGAGGGAGTGTGTGCGTCGCTGCCATTTGTCGGTATACCTCTCTCGTTTGCTCAGTTGTTCAGGAATATGGTGCAGCAGCTCGCCGTCGCCGCAGTAAATTGCGGCGTGATTCGGCACCGATGAACCAAAACAGCACAGCAGCACATCGCCCGGCTGTGCCGCTGACAACGGCACCTGATACAGCCCCGTCGCCTCCAGATTATCCAGATAGAGATTCTGGCCGTTACGCCACCAGTCATCCTCACGATGAAAGTCCGGCATCTCAATCCCCGCCAGATGATAAGCATCCCGGAACAGTGTGTAACAGTCCGTCACACCGTGCTCAAAGCGCCGCCCGGTGAGATGCGGCACACAGCGGAACTTATGAATCGCCCCCCG